AACTTCCCCTGCCCACCGATTGCCCCGATAGCACCATAGCATGCGTCGGCGGCGCTAGCGTCCCGCCAGCTGTCGAAGATTAAGCTGCTGTCATCTCCTCTGATTGAGTAATCCTCGGGCTTTGAGAAACCCAGAGCGCTGTGCAATTCTAGCATGAGGTCGGTCATAATTAAGTTCCATGCGTTGCCTACAATAGATGTGATGCCAAGGCCAGAACTAAGCCCCCCTGTTATCTTGTTGATTATCGTCATCTGTTCGATCCTTGTAATCAAAGTAGCGTTGTCGAACGAGTCGTAGACGTTGTTGCTGATTTCGGTGTACTGTTTCTTCATCGTTTCTGAAACGTTGGCCAGGCCTATTTTCGATAGTACCTTCCAAATGGTCTGGATCATTTTGGTTAGTATCTGGTGGTCAAACGCTTTGTAGTCGTACGGCAGTCCGAATCTTTTGACTAGCTTGTTGCATGTGTCCTCCATGCGCTTAAGCTGTTCTTCTACGTCTTCAGAGAGCGTCGCGTGTTTCCATTTTAGGTAACCTTTGTTCACGAACGATAGAACCCAAGCCATTTTTAGGTATGTGTAAATGTCCGAACTTACTGCAAGTCTAATTTTGCCTAGCTCGCTTTTGACTATTGTGTAATTTGTTTGTTCCGTCTCGAGCTGCGCTTGCTTTGCGAGGTCTCTGGCAGTGATTGCGTCTAATATTTGATTCTTCCTGCATTTTAGTTTGATAGGACCTTCTGGGGTTTGAATCTCTAACCTTCCAAATGTTGATGCACCTGACGTGGTCCAAGTGGCGCTGTCCATCCATTCTTCAAAACTGTTGCCGTCGCAAGATTCAGGTTGGACGATGAGTTTTTCGCTCATGGCATCATACTGGGTTATTGGAAAGCTAAATACCTCACCCCCCTCCGCAAGAAGTTTTGCTTCTTTTGCCTGGTCAAATCCGGGATAGGGTGGATTTCTGTACCCCGTTATTGTCGCTGCTTCGACATAGGATTCAATGCTCGGTTCGTCCACAAGTCCATACATCTTGATCCGGTCATTCAGTTTCTTGGCTACCAACACGTAATTCTCTAGGTCTGAGTCAAAAGCTCCACACCGTTCCATTTTTCCATACCAGGTCGGTATTAAAGCTATTGTGTTCAGTAAGTTTAAAGTGGTAATGTAGTCCCAGCCTAGGTCTAACACGTCACTGTAGTTTGGGGGAGGGTTATGGTGGTAAATTATCCACCAGTCGCGTGCCCTCATGAGCCTTATTGCTTTATCCTTGTTAGTGCGAAAGGGATATATTCTTACGAAATCCTCTTCCAGCCCTGACGCCCACCACTCCTGCCACTTAACAGCCGGCGCTTCTCT